ATCGGTGCAGGATTGTCGTGCATCAGACCCCAGACGGCTTGAACGCGCTGCCTGTCTGGAGTGATCGTTCCGGGGCGCAGGCCGGAACCGCTTTCGCGTCACGCCGTCGACCTTAGCGCAATCACGCCGCGTATTCAACACCGCTGGCGACGAGTGTAATCGCCGTGCCTGCCGACGCCAGTGCCTGCAGGGTGCCGCCGCTCTCGATCCACTGCCCGATCGCGCCAGGCGGAACGAAAGTCTCCCCGGGCGCTAGTGACTTGGCCGAGACGATGCAGTTGGTATCGTCCGCTGCCCCCCCTGATGGCACCAGATGCACAGTCGCCGTCGCCGATGACCCGCTGGTGTTGGTCAGTGCCAGCGCGTCAATCCGCGCCTTGACGTTGGTCGCGGTGTAATAGGTTGCGGCGCTGGCGGTCAGCTGCGAGCCGGCAATAAGGCGAGTGGGGACAATGGCCATATCAGGCGATCCGCTTCCACATGTAGACGACGATATAGGGCTGGACGACTGAGGTCGCCGAACCGGCGAAAGTGCCTTGGGTGACGCTGTGGCTCAGGGTCGGGCTCTCGTTCGAGGTCGCGCCGGTGACCACCACATCAGTTCCCGCGCCAGACTGGACCGCTGTGGCGCCGGTGACGGTGTGGGTATGGTGGGCATGATCCGCCACCGCCGTACCGCTGATCGTGCCCGCAGCTGCGACAGTCTTGGCGCCGCCGGTCTCCTCCGCCGTGTCAAAATCCGTATCGCCGCTATCCTGCCCGACCATCACCCGCCCGGCGCCGAACGCCTGCCATGTGCCAAACCCGAGCAGGTCGAGCGGGTTGGTTTCCACGGTCGATATGAATACGGCGCCCACGGGCCATGCCGCACCGATATCGCGGGCCGGCGCGGGGGGCTCACCCAGAAACACGGCATCCTCGAACGGGCTCGACGGGCCGCCGACCGTGCGCTGGATCGCGACGAAATAGCGATACCATTCGGGTGTGATGGCTCCGGTGCTGTCGATCAGCGCCGTGCGGGGCGGGTTGACGGCAAACCCGGCCATCTAGCGAATATCCGCCCAATAGGAGATCGCCAGCCGGTAGAACGGGTCGGTCATCACCAGTTTGATCTGGCGCGCACGGAACTGGCCGAGGCGCCGCCATACCGCCCGCGCGCGATAATCGCCAAGCTGCCCCGCCGAGCGCCACAGGCTGTTTGACCACAGCCGCCCGCCGTCGTCGGAGTAGCTGAGCATGATCTGCGGATCGGTGACATCGCCATTGCCGCCGCCAGTCTCGACTGTCACCTCAAAGGCATACATCGTCACCCGCTGCCGCCCATATTCGAGGGTCGGCAGGCCAATCTCGACGCTGATGGTGTTGCCGTTCTCGGTGTGAACGTCATTCGACGGGACGTAGAGGTTCCCGTTCGCCCGATCCGTCAGAAGCGTCCGGCCATAGGCATCGATCGCGCCATTGCAGCGCCAGATGTCCGAGTCCCACGACTTGCGCATGTGCCAGGTGCCCGTCGCGTGGTCATAGACCGCGGTGCCGGCATCGCATTCCAGCACGTAGAACTTGTGCCCCTCCATCGAGTAGGTCCACCCCCGGGCATAGGTGGCGCCGCGCAGCAGATATTCGATGGCATGGGTCGAAACGCGCTGGGGCTGATAGCCATTGAGCAGGTAGACCACGCGGTCATCGCCCACGAAGGTCACCGAGTTGTCGATCTTGACTGCGCTGTCGGCGTCGAAAATACCCCGCTCGATGAAGGCGTTGCCCTGGCGCTCGAATGGGAAGTCAGCCGCGCCCGAGTTGTAATAGATCTCGGTCGTCTGCGCCCCGAAGAACAGGATTTCGCGGTGGCTGTTGATCACGCCTTCGACATCGTCCGGCGCTCCTTCGACCGACGCGATATCGGCGCCGTCATAGGTCAACGCGTCGTCGAGCCCGGAAATGATGAACTGCTCGGAATTCTGCACCGTCCACAGGATGTAGCCGTCGATGTAGATCACATCCGAGACCGAGAACGGCACTGGCGTCTGCAATGACCCACCAGACCACACATAGCCGGTGCCGTTGACCGCGATGCACACCTCGGTGTAATTGCAGGCAATCCCGACCGGCCCGGTCCCGGGGATGGCGCCGAGCGCGGTTGCCGTGCCGTTCGATGCCACCGAGTAGAGCGTGCCGCCCGAGACCATATAGAGCACGCCGCCGCAGACCACATGGCCACGATAGGGGCCGTCGCCGACCGTGGCCCATAGGGTGAGGCCGGGGGTCGCCATCACGGCAAAATCCTCGCGCTTGTCGCCGTCCGCCTTCTCGGCATAGCAGTTCACCAGCGCCGCGCCCGACCAGTTGAACGAGCGGCCCTGGCTGTATTGCAGCGCGGGCTTGAGTTGCTGCATCAGCGATACTCAGGCTGCATGTGGAGGCTGGCCGGCTCGGTGTCCCATGCCTCGATCGCGGCCCGGTATTGCGAGGCGCGCACCGCGATTTCCTGCCTGATATCGGGCGCCACGCCATATTTGAGGGCGAGCTGCTCGGCCAGTGAGTAGGAGAGGGCGAGCAGCCATTCCTGCGGCAGGTCGGCATCGTCGGCGCTGCTGTCGAAGTCCTCGATCGTGCGCAGGTAGGAGAGTTTGAGTGTGTAGGCGCTGGCAGTGGCGGCCGATGGCGTCGGCCACAGGTAGAGCGTGCCATCGGCGCGCTGCGGATCGTAATAGAACGCGGTCGGGATGCTCTCGGAGCCCTTGTTGGGCATGTCGAAATATTCCTGCCGCGACCATTCGTTGAGCGGGGTATCGCTGCCGCTGGCGGTGTTGTGGCGGCGGACCTCGAGAACACGGGCCGGCTTGGGGGTGAGCGCATAGCTGGCCGTGCTGGCGGTCAGTGTGACGTCGCGTTCGGTGCGCAGCCACAGGTGATCCTTGGCTCCGCCCGCCTTCACGAGCAGGTTGAGCGAGCGCCGGGCCCGAACGTACTGGTCGGCGGTGATCGTCTCGCCTTCCGAGCCGATCCCGCAGATATCGAACGCCTCTTCGATGATCTCATTGGCGACGAGGTTGAAATTCGTCGACCCAGACGTACTCATGGCAGCGGCTCCCACTTGTTCAGCATGATCGCCCGCTTGAGCTTCTCGTCGGCATGGGCCTGCGCGATCGGGATGGACTGGCGCACTTCACCGTACTGGACCAGTTCATAGGCACTGCCGTCATCGGAAAGGCGGCCATGGATGCGCCCCTCTCTCATAGGTCCGCCGGCGTGATCGTGCCGGTGATGAAGGTGTCGGCCTGCTCCGGCCTGGCCATCCGCACCGCGCGGTTGTCGGGAATGCCGCGCACGAAGTCCTGAGGATTGCGCTTGTCGAGGAAGCGGGGCAGCACCATTGCGCCATCCCACTGCCTGACGAGTTCATCCGCGTAGCATTTGAAGCCACTCGCATCGCAGATTGCGATCTGGCGGACACGCTCGTCAGGCATGGGACGAACCCCTTAGGAGTCGACGGCCGGAATGACGAACCCGGTGGCGCCGACCACGCCGGTCACGCGGTTCTCGAAGGCAGCGAGCGCCACGGTCGTGGTGAACAGTTTATCCGCCGTGGTGGTCAGGGTCTGGACGCGGTTGTTGGTCACGAAGCCCGTCGAGGTGGTGCCGCCCACGTTGATCAGCGAACCGTTCGCCGTGGTGGTGTTCTTGCGATAGCCGATGTTGCTGTCCGCGAGGAAGTTGGTCAGCACGCCGGCCGTCACGGTGATCAGGATCGCCGCGTCGACGGTGGTCACCTGGGTGATCTGGTTGCCCGAGAGGGTGCATGCGTCGATGTCGTTGGCGGTCAGGACGAACGAGTTGACCGAGGTCGTGCCGAGCGAGTTCCACACGCAGCCGGTGATAGTCAGCCCGTCGACGGTGTTGGCAGCGCCGGTCGATTTCACGACGTTGAGGAAGTCGAGCACGCCCGAGGTGTCGTAGAAGCCGCAATTCTGCAGCGTGAACCACTTGGCGGTGGTCAGCGTGAAGCACGCCGCGATCGACAGGAAGTTGGCGAAGAACTGCACATTCTGGATCGACACGTTGGCCGCCGTGACGTTGATCGTGGCGGTGTTGGCGGTGTCGAGCGTGAACTTGGGGCGCAGCGAACCCGACCCGAGGCCGATGATCGCAAGACCGGCGACGTTGAGGGTGAGCGCCGTGGCCGACGACACGGTTTCGGCATGGCCCGGCTTGACGATCAGGATGTCGCCGCGGCTTGCACCGCTATCGGCGGCAATCGCGGTCAGCGCGCCGGCCAAGGTCGAGAATGGGCTGTTGTAGGTGCCCTTGTTGCTGTCGGAAGCGCCGCGGTCGCCCTTCTGGAGGGTCGTGGCATTGCCCAGCCACCAGACGCGGCCGGGATTGGTGACGCTTATCGGAACGCCGCGGATCGTGACGCCCTGGGGGAATCCGCCGGGATAGTTGGAAGCAGGCATATCAAAGTCTCCTGTGAACCCCGATGGGGCCGCAAATGGGAAAGTCACAGTTCGCTTGGGCCAAGGCCCCGAACCATCCGCATTTGCCTAGGAGACGCCAGCACGCGGTCTTGCCGGCCCATCCTGCTTATCATGGCCTCCCGCCAATGAAAAGGCCCCCGGAGCGAACCGAGGGCCTTCCCAAGCGGCGAGGGGAGGCGCCGTTACTTGTACGTGACGAAGCCGTGAATGTCGGTACTTGCGCCGGCCGTGGTCGGGATGGCGATGTCATCCGTGGTGAACTGCCACGAAATACCGGTGGCGAACGCCCCGCCCATGCCCGAAAAGTCGATCATGACGCTGGCGTTGGGCGGCAGGGGGATAGTCATCACCGGGGTGTCGGTCGACAGCGTGCCAGCCGTCGCCTTGTTGTAGATCTGCAGGTAGCGGATCGCCGCATTGGAGTTGGTCAGCGTGGCGGTGTAGAGCTGCCCCGCACTGGCCTTGATCACGCCGCTGGTCGCGCCGATCAGCCGGGCGATCGACAGGCCACCCGAAGTGACCGGCTTGGGCACGGTGAAGGTGCCGGTGGTGTCGCCGCGCATGAGCTGGATCGCCGCGCCGTCCCACACGTAACCCAGCGAGGCGTATCCTAGTGCGCCCCCGTTATCAGCCCACGGGAGGGTGACGTAGGGCTGGCCGACAAAGCTGGTCGCAAGGGTGGCCTGCCCGGTGTTGACGACCACGAGGCCGCCGTTTGTGCTAAGCGGAAGGGGGGCAACGTTACCGCCCTGGCTGCCGCCCACAAGGACCGGGTTGCCCGCAACCGCCGCGCCGGTAGCCGCAACGCCCTGCACCCGGGCCGACGAGGTGCCGGTCGCGCCCGCCATGGTGACCTTGATGTTACCTGCCGAGTCCATCTGCGGCTTGGCAACCTGCGCATCGGTCAGCGTGATGCCTGCCGAGCGATACTGTCCAACGCTCATGTGCGATTTCCCGTCATGAAAGGGTAAGGGGCGGGACCGAAGCCCCGCCCGTTACCGTCAGGCGCCCTGCGAGCCGAACAGGCTGCGCCAGTCGGAGCAGCCCACCGAATACCGCTCGTACGCCTTGTACTTGAGGTTGTCGGTGTCGAAGTCGCCGTCGTTCTTGAACTCCGCCTCGACGCGCTGGAACAGCTTGAGGCCTTCCGGGGCGTTGGTGCGGATGAAGAACGCGTCGGTGTCGGTCAGGTAGTGGTTGACCTTCACCCCATCCGGGAACGCCCCCATCGAACGCAGCGCATTGATCGCGTTGTTCGCGGTGTCGTTCTGCTGGACCGACTTCAGGATGCGGGCCGCCTCGAACTGCAGCTGCACCGGGATGATCAACGACTTGGCCTGGAGCGAAATGCGCAGACCGCGCGAGTTGGTCGCCTGGCCGATCAGGACGACAAGGTCTTCCAGCGCCGCCTCGGAAAGGTCGGCGTCGGTCGACATCTTGTTGGCCTGGTTGCCGGCCAGCGTCGGGTGCGCCGTACTCAGGAGAGCCGCGGCGTCGCCGATCGGGTACGAGGTCGAGAACGCCCGGTTGTAGAGGTTCGCGACCACGTTTTCCTTGGTCTGGCGCATCGAGAAGGCGAGGCTGCCGGTGCGCTGCATGCCGATCTTCTCATACTGGTTATCGTCGATCGCCTCGCGGGTGATGACGAAGCCCAGCGAGTAGGCGACATGGGTGTACCGGGTGGTCACGCCCTGCGACATGGAGTCGTATTGCGTGGCTTCGCCCTGTGCCTTGACCGGGGCGAGACCGAAGCCGGTCACTTCCTGGTCTTCCTCGTAGGTCATCTCCGAAGTGAACACGTCGACCAGGTCGGAATATTCCTTCGGGAACTCGGTGTAGTTGGCGCCCCAGCGCGCGTTCAGGCCGGGCCACAGGAGCTTGGCAATGTTGCCAGTGGAAACGACAGACATGGCTTAGACCCCCGCGATCTGGTTGGCGAACTGGTGACGGTTGATCCGCACCAGGAAGCGGCTCGAGGCGGCGCCGGTACCCACGGCAGTGCCCGGGTCGTTGTCGGCGCGGTTGACCATGCCGACGATCTTGAGATCGAGGGTGTTGGTCGTGGCTTCGGTGGTGTTGTCGATGACCGAACCGGACAGGCCGGTGACGGTCGATCCGGCGACCACCGAGATGTTGACGTTGAGGCTGACGTCGTTGGCATTGAGCGGAGTACCGCCCGAGCCCTGCGCCACTTCGAACATCGCGCTCGGGTCGATGTTGACCAGAGCGATGCGCTGGGTGGAGGCGGCGCGATAGACGAGGCTGTCGCGGGTATCGGCGAGGAAGCCGACCACCACGCCGCAGAACACATCACCCGACGCCGCGATGGCGATGTCGGCGAAGGTGCTGCCGTTGATGAACTGGGACGTGCCGACGAGTTTGACGAGATCGCCGACGTAGATGGCGTTGGAGTCGCCGGCCGGCACCGAGAACTGACGGATCAGTCCCGAGTAAACGCCGCCCGCGAGACTGCCAACGGGGCGAAGCCCAATCGGAGCTGCTGCATTGGCCATGATGGCACCCTTTGCGTTCGCGTGGAGCGCGTGGGTGCCGTCAGGTCAGAGGTTGGGCACCTTAGCGATCCCGCTGGATGGAGACGCGGCCCGTCTGCTCGCTTTTCGGAACAGGCTTGCCAGCTTCATCGATGATCGCATTCATCGCGTCATCGATTGCCTTGCTTTGCGCTTCCTTCTCATCGAGACCGGCCCGGAATTCTTCGACGGGCGTTTCCATGAGATATGCGCGGAGCGGTTCCCCATTCGCCTTGGTGCCTACGAGGCGGGAAACCCGCGACCCCTCCCCAGTGCCTTCGATGGAGGTGTCGGTCACGAAGTCATACGCCAATTCCTCGGCGTGCGCAATCCTGTTGCCGGTGTCGTTGACCCAGCGGCGGATAAAGCCTTCGCGTTGGGGTGCGGCGAGCTTGAGCGCGTGCCCGCCGACCGAGGCGCGGCGACGGCGACCGGGCAGCCTGGGGGCAAGGTTCGCGGCCTCGTCGGCGCTGCGTTCAGTAACGGGCGGGCGGCCACGGCGGGCGGGGATGGTTTGGTCGGTCATGGTCATTCTCCGAAGATCGCGGCAGTCTGCTCGGTGCCGCAGGACATGCATTTGAGGTGGAATAGGACATCGCGCTTGTAGGCGGTGAGGGCTTCGCAGCCACAGACGCAGCGGAACACCGCGTCACCCTCAGCCCCTCCGACAGGATAGCGCCAGACACCCTTCATGGTGCCGCAGGCTGGGCATTCCAGTTGCCATGTCCCGGTCGGTGCGACCCCTGCCCATTCGTGTCGGCACCCGATGCAGACCGCTGCCCCTGCGAGGTGTGGTGAACGTTCCTCTGCTGAGGGGAACGGGACGACACTCACCAGCTGTAATCCTTCACATACTGTTCCTTCGTGAAGCCCGGGATGGACTTCACGAAGCGGTCGCACTGGCGCTTGGCCTCGGGCGGCAGGTCGGCATAGGAGCGCCCACCCTTCGCCCCGCCGCGATTGCCGCCGCCCGCGTTCTGCACCGGCGGTTTGTCGGCGAACTTGCGGCTGACCCGCGCGTCGATCTCCTTGAGCGCGGCCTCGAGGCCGCCAGGAAACCGATGCAACGCGCCATGCTCCTTGATCAGATCGTCGGATTGCAGGTCGGCGTAGCGGGTCTTGGCCTCGTCAGCCATGTAGTAGGGGCTGCTGTCGATCCACCGCTTCACCTGCTGTTGCGCGTCGGCCGGGGCATCGGCGGCGGGATCGTCGGCTGACCCGGTCGGCGCCGCGGGCACATCGGCCTTGAGCTCGGTGATCTCCTTCATGACCTTGCGCGCGCCGGCCACGTCGCCGGTCTCGACCGCCTCGTCATGCCGGGCCTGCAGATCCGTCATGGCGCGGGTATAGGCCCGCTCCTCGGCCTTGCTCGCGAAGGCCTGGAACTGCTTCATCGTGCGCTTGAGGTCGTCCATTTCGCGCTTGAGCGCCGCGTTCTGCTTCTTCAGGAACGGCATCACCTCGTCGGCGCGCTTCACGAAGGTTTCGGCGTCGACCCACTTTGCCGCATCGCCGCGAAAGTCGTCCTTGGGCGTCCAGCCATGCTGCCGGGCCTCAGCCTCGTAGTCGCGGGGCGCCGGGGATGTAGAGTCCCCTTCGCCGGCCGGGGTGAGATCGCCGGTATCGATCACGTCTCCACTGTCCATCACACGCCCTCCTTCAGCGTCGCGATCACGTCGACATCGTTCATGATGCGGTAGTCGAGCCCATCGACCGGGCCCTTGACGGTCACCCCGCCGTACTTGGCGATCATCACCCGGTTGCCGGGCTGCGGCGCATCGAAGCACGGGTTGGCGCTGGCCTCGGCGAATGCGTTGGCGCCGACCGCGACCAGCGTGGCCTTGACCGTGGCGAACTTCTCCTGCTCGACCGTGGTTGGGGCGAGGATGATCCCGCCCTTGGTGACTTCCTCGACCGGATCGGGGCGCACCAGCACCCGCACATCCAGCGGTTCAATTCCGCTCGTGTTCATTCATCTTCCCCTTCTTCGTCCGTGATCCCGTAAAAGCCGCGCACATCCTCACATTTGAGGTGCGCCAGGTCCCCCAGCGTCTCCGCCTGCGCCTGCGCCTTGACCATCACCGGGCTGTCCGAGGGCACCATCCCCTCCGCCCATGACATCGCCAGCTGCTGGCATCGGTCCGTCAGGAACTGCCGGTACGCTACCGTCAGCGGGTTCTCCGCCCATCTCAGAAACTCGTCCCGATTGGTCAGCGGGTTGTCCTTCATCGCTTGTCCCCTTCATCTGCGCGGCCACGCTGTCGGCGAGCGCAATGCCTTCGTTGAGCATGCGCGTCGCGTCGGCCTGGATGCTCATGTCGGCCAAGGTCTGGCCCAGCGCGTAGGCAGCGGTTGCGGCGTCGATCAGCGCCTTGGCCGTGGCGGCGTCGGATGCCCGCACCTCGGCGGCGGCGGTCGTCTGCTTGATCTCCAGTTCGGCGGTCTTGGCGAGGCCGGCGGGATCGGGCTGCGGCGCCGGAACCTTGAGGAGCGCAGGAATGTCGGGAATGCCGGCCGCCTCGAACTCGCGCTTGCGGATCTCGAGCTGATTGACCAGCGGATCGCCGTTGTGGCTCATCAGCACCTGCGCCTTGGCCATCTTTACCCGGTCGTTGATCGCGCGCGGGTCCGAGACCGGCTGCACGTCCAGATCCTTGTCCTGATAGTCGGCGCGACCCACCTCGACCGGGCAGTCGTTCAGGTTAAAATATTCCTTCACGTCGAGGTAATCGCGGTTCAGCCGGCGCATGATCTTGATCTCGCAGCCGAGCGCGCGGTGGATGCGCTGATAGATCGCGGTGAACACCTTCTGCCCCTGCTCGATCAGGGCGAGGGCCGTGGTCGGCGCGGTCTGGCTGTCCTGCTCGCCGGTCATGATGTCCGACACCGACGTGATGCCCTTCACGCTCTCGATCAGCATGCCGAGCAGTTGGAACAGCGTCGCGTTCGGCCCGGGCAATTGCAGCGGCAGGATGTTGTCGCGCAGCGGGCCGGATGTGGCGCCCTCGACCCGCTTCCATTCACCCGGGGTGAAGCGCATGTTGCCGCCGCGAATTTTCGTGCCGCCGGCGAGGAACCCGCCCTGCATGTTGGCCAGCGTGCCGGCGTCGATCAGCTGGTTGATGATGGTGTTGACCGCGGCGCCGAGCGCATCGGTGAGGGTGCCAAAGCCGAGGTCGAAGAACGATCCGTCCGGCGCCGGGATGAACCCGTACTTGGTGATGTATTCGCGGCGCTGGATGCGGATCAGCTTGAGATCGGGCAGCGATGCGCCGGGCCCGGCCGCATGAACCTCACCCATGATCTCGGCAAGGCTGACCTGCCCGTCGAACGAGGATGAGGTGAAGAACATGCTGTCGGCATCGAAACAGGCCACGATGCGGAATACCGCGCCCTGGTTGGTCAGCGTGACGATGTATGGCTCGGCGAGACCGTCGTCGTCCATGTCGATTAGGCGGAACTGCTCGAGCACTTCCACAAGGCTGTGCGGATCGTTGCCGTCATCGCCGTCGTAGGGAGCACGGGCCCAGGTGTCGGTGCGGATGAACGCCTCGATCTCGTGCGGGTAGTACCGCTTGACGCGGGTGTAGCGCGGGGCCTTGTCGAGCGAGGTCGTGGCGATGTTGACCACGAAATCCTTGGCGCTGAACGTCTCGGAATTGTTCTGCTGGCACACCGGATCATGCCACGTCTCGCGCAGGACACAGCCAACGATGGGCAGCTGCAGGAGAAGCTTGTCGGTGTCCTCCTCCCAGCCCGGCACGTCGTTGAGGAACTGCCAGGTCATGTGCTGAGCAATCCGTTCGGCGCGCGCGGCCTTGCTGCCATCGGGGTCTGGACCGATCACCTTGCCCTTGACCACCTCGCCGCCGTCGATGATCGCGGGATAGGCGCGGGCCTGAAACTGGATGGCGGCCTGCGTCAGCAGCGGAAAGATGACGTTCGAGGCGTTGGGCCACGGGAAGGTCTTCGGCTTGCGGACCTGCATCGCCATATCCATCGCGCGGTCGTACCGTTCGTGGAAATCCTTGCAGGTTTCGCGGTCGGTCTCGAACTCGCGCAGCGCCTCCGAACCGATGCGTCCCACATCAGCCTCGCCCAGCAGCGGCACGAGGTTGGGCGCGCCGATCACGTCGAACATGCTGACGCGCTGGGCGGTGTCGACCGCCTCGTCGTAAGCGGTGTCCTGTTCGGCGGCTTCGGGCAGGGTTTCGGCGGTGTCCAAGGCGTGAGCTCCTAGTATCCAGTCACAGCGTCGGGTTCGGCGCGGTCGTAGTCGTCGTATTCGTCCACCAGCGAAGGGAGCAGCAGCGGGCGGGCGACGGCGATCAGGCCGAATGCATCGGCGCCATGGCTCGACCAGTCGTGATTGGGGCCGAGGCCTATTCCGCGCTCAGCATCGCGCTTCTCGTGATACCAGCCGATCGCGTCGATCCCGGCCTGGCACTTGCCCTCATTGAA